TTTATAACGCTTGCAGAAAAGCGCATAAACAAGCTGATTGACAGCCGGATTGGTGAAGTTGAGGCAACACTGACCGCCACTGTCGGAAGTCGTTATATCGCGCTGCCATCAGGTTATCAGGCTAATTATGGCTTATGGTTGACTGAGTACGGCAACCGGATAGAAATGGTGTACGTATCGCCTGAGATGCTTCCAGTGACTGATGATAGTAATAGCCAGCCAAGATACTATACTATCGACGGCTCGAACATAGCGTTTGAATACAAATGTTCTAATGCATTCAGTTTTGTGCTGCGGTACAAGAAAGGCTATTCAATCGCAACAACGTCGACCAATGACATGCTGACAAACCATCCGAGCTGCTATCTGTATGGCGCAATGAGGGAAGCAAGCATATTCTCGAATGATGATGCTAACGCACAAAAGTATGAAGCGCTGTTTCAGCAAGCTATTGAAGAAGCGTTAAGCGACGAGAATAAAAACCGCGCTATGTCTACATTAATCACAGATAGAGCCATAGTCGGCACAGGCAAGGTAAACATTCTAGCAGGGGATATGTAAATGGCTTTAGAGACTGGGACATATATCAGCGACTTGGTTTCGACTAACCCTGTCGCAGCTGATCCAAAAAGCGCCGGGGATGATCATATACGCCTACTAAAAAGCACGATAAAAGCCACATTCCCCAATGTGTCAAACGCTGTAACTGCTACACACACAGAACTTAACTATGTTGACGGCGTAACAAGCGCTATCCAAGCTCAGATTGATTTAAAAGCACCGATAGCAAGCCCAACATTTACCGGAGTTCCTCAAGGCCCTACTGCTGATACTGGTGACACCGGGACTCAATTAGCCACATTGGACTTCGTGATTGCCACAAGTCTTGCTGGCACATTACCTGGCCAAACAGGCAATGCTAGTAAGTTCTTGACCACTGATGGCACAAATGCTTCATGGGGAGCTACGCTTGATCTTGATGTTGTTTCTCCTGCTGCTGGAACTAGAATAGCAACGACTACTGGCACTGAGACATTAACAGATAAAACAGCCACTGATTTAATACTGGCTGACGATGCAGATCCAACAAAGAAAGCTAATTTCGTATTGAGCGGTGTTACTGCCGGGCAAAATAGAGCGTTAACCATTGCTGATGAGGCAATGACTTTATTCACGCCATACGCACGATTGCTTTCAAAAGTTGTTGCCTCTAACTCTGCTACCGTCGATCTTGAGACAACATTTGATAGTACATACGATGAGTATCTGATTGTTGTTAGTGGCTTGAACATACAGACAACTTCAACTGATCTTAGAATGCGTATGAAGATTGGCGGGTCTTATTTGACCGGAACTGTATACAGATATCGAAATAATGCAGGGTCATTATCATCCAGTCAGACAGAGATAGAGCTATTTAATGGCCTGTCTACCGCTGTAAATGTTAACGTTGGAATGACCATTAGACTAGATGCACCAACAGACACAAGTCATCGCCATACAGTGCAGATATCTGGATTTGATAGCAATAGCTGCCAGCCACCAACAAACCCAACTGGGCAATGCACCACAACAGGAGCACTGACAGGGATAAGATTCTATATGTCATCTGGTAATATAACAAACGGAAATTTCAAGGTTTTCGGCATAAGGAAGTCATAATTATGGTACTCTACAAGGCTACTGAATCAGGCAATGTCCCAATGAGCAAGGAAGAGGAAGCAGAGATTCGCGCTGAATGGGATAAGAACAAAGATAGAAAGGTTAAGCAAAAGACAATCGAGGAGCGTGTTGCCGATTGTGAAGCAAGGTTGAAAAAACTAGAAAAGGCATAGTAAATGGCTATTGTGCGCGTTCCCAATTGCGGTGCTGTTGGTGTTATTCAAGACTTATCACAGCATGAGTTACCTATTAACGCTTGGACCGATGCGCAAAATATCCGGTTTCTTGATGGGTACCTTAATCAGTTTCTTGGGCATGGATCTGTTTATGGAACGCCGTCAGTAATACCTTATCATGTTTTGCCTGTCATTATTGGATCTGCAAGATACTGGATATATGCGTCTCTAACCAAGATATACGCAGCAACTATAACGGCTGGTTCTGCTGTTCATACCAATCTAACACGCCAAACCGCCGGGAATGATGTCAACTACGCTGCAACGGCAAATAGTTGGACATCTACTGTTCTCGGTGGCATCCCGATATTAAACCCAGGAAATACCACTGACGTTCCGCAACAATGGGATCTAAACACTGCTAATAACTTTGCTGCATTAAGCAATTGGCCTGCATCAACTTATTGTAAATCATTGAGAGCATACAAGAATTTCCTTGTTGCGCTGAATGTAACAAAGACATCAACCAATTACCCGTACATGGTTAAATGGTCACATCCTGCTGACCCTGGATCTGTGCCAGCTTCATGGGACGAAACAGATCCAACAAGGGATGCTGGTGAATTCGATCTTGCTGACGGATATGACCAGATCGTTGACGGCCTTGGATTACGTGACTCCCTGATCATCTACAAGGAAGCATCAGTTTGGCGGCTTGACTTTACAGGCGGCGCATATGTTCATCGTGCTAGTAAGGTAATGGGCACATCTGGCGCGATGAATCGCAATTGCATTGTTGAAATAGACGGTTATCACGTTGTACTGACCACAAACGACATTGTTATCCATGACGGAGTACAGGCCAATTCTGTGCTTGATAAAGTTACCCGTAGATGGCTGTTTCAACACATTGACGTTGATGAGTCTTATCAATCGTTTGTGTTCAAGAATCCTTTTTACAATGAAGTGTTTATATGCTTCGCGTCAATTGGCGCTTCATATCCTGATACTGCGATAGTGTTCAATTACAAGGATAGAACAGTAAGTAAACGGTCATTGCCAAACATTCACCATGCTAACTTTGGTCAAGTAGATAACACGCTCGCTGGCACATGGGCAAGTGACTCTGATCCATGGGATAGTGACTTAACATTGTGGGACGGTCCTGATCAAGTGCCGAATGCTGCTCGTGTTCTGATGGGTGGGCATGATACAAAACTGTTTATGTTGGATGCTTCTAGCAGCTTTGATGGCGTTATCCCATCGGCTTATGTTGAACGGCGCGGCTTGTCGTTTGATGTTCCAGAGAAGATAAAATTGATTAAAGGCATTCGTCCAAGAATAACCGGTAACGTGGGCGATACTGTCATTATTAAAGTCGGCGGTAATAATACCAGCCCATACGATGAACCGACATGGGACGCAACCATGACGCACACAATAGGGACCACGATTAGAGACAATTGCCTGGTTGCTTATCGATACCCGGCGATCAGATTTGAGACTGGAACGGCGTATAATTGGCGCATGGATTCTTATGATATTGAGGTTGATACGCTAGGAGATTGGTAGATGAGAACAATAAATAACAGTTCAGTTTTTTATGCTCCTGAACCAGTTCCAGCCAATAAAGATGATTTGCCAGCATATCTTGACAGGGAATTATTTAAGGTAAAGGTAGCTTTTGACCTGTTGTCGCTTGGTCACTTGGATGAAACCCATGTCGCGCCTGTAAAGCCGAGAACTGGCGATATAAGACTTGCTGACGGAACTGACTGGGACCCTGGAACCGGTCAAGGCGTTTATGCTTATTACAATTCAACATGGAATAAATTGGGATAATGCAGATATATAAACTCAATAAAGAAGATATACCTGGCGTGTGGTTGACTATCAGGCCATTCCTTGACTCTGCATTGAACAAATATGAAGTTAGCAAGAAATTCCCGCTCGATTGTGTTTTACGGGATCTTGTATCAGGTGCTAGTCAGGGATGGGTTATCGTTAACGATAGCGGTGTTGTGGTAAGCGCGATAGTTACCGAGATAGAACATTATCCGCTTGGCGATACTGTGATCATATTCCTTATGGGTGGTGAATCGATGGAAGATTGGGGGGATTTGCTGCATAACGCTATTGTGAAATACGCTGAAGAAATGGGCGCAAAATGGATTGAAACAGGCAGTAGGCGCGGTATTGGGAAGCTGTTTTATGATAGACTTGGCTACAAAAGAAGATATGAATCATACTCTTACGAGGTGAAATGTGAGTAAAAAAGCAAAACCACAAGTTACAACCAATGA